AAGAAGCATAACACTCGACGAACTTCGACAACAAAGGATGATGTCTATATTCCCACACGAACTGGAAATACAGAGATGGGTCGTGTTTCGGAGTAGAGAGTAGCCCGTACAAAGACTTCTCCATCTTCAATCTAACAACGCTTAGGTCAGAAGCGGTGATGTCAAATTGGTGACAACAAAACTCTAGTCTTGTTGGATCCCTCTCAAAAGGTTTAAGAGGCATACCGAGAACTTTGTAGTTCTTTACCATGCTTCGCGTCTCTTGCTCAATGCAGTCGTCCCCCATAGCAGCCACGGCCTCGGGTGGAGAGCCTGCGATAACTGCTAGAAGATTTCTGCAATATGAGTTAGAGGAAGAAGTCCAGTTAGAACCACTCTTCATGATTCCTGGAAACATCTGGGTGTAAACAACGCCGGAAGATGTCACATAGACAGAGTTAATCATGCACCACATCCTAACCCTTATAAGGTGGGATACGGTCTGCTTGTGGTACTCGTCTTCAAAATCATAAAGTTGTATGCGTCTTTCAGCATCCGCCATCAAAATCTCTCCTTGCACACCATGGTCCCAACCAGAGACGTCAGTGCCCACCAAGTTTCCTAAAACGATGTTCTTGAGTCGAGTTCGTTCTTGGATCACTCTAAGCCCGGCATCCGCAAGGGAAAGTCCAGGTTGAGATGGGCATGTTTCCCACTCGTGGATTTCTGCCTTGTTTTGTGCCATACCAAGAAACACCTCTATCATAGAATCCACAACATCGATCATGAAAATATACCTAGGACGGTCTATTTTCACCATCGGAGTGACTTCACCTTTCAAGATGCATTGGACTGGGGACACTACCCCGGATGCAACGAGTTGCTCGGGAGACATTGAAAGCCACTCTTCAGTGGGTTTGGACATCATTAGGTCGTAACGGGCCATGACCACGTCTAGGAAATCCTCCATCGAATTTTCAAACACTTGTCCTTTGGTTGGATGTAACCTATTAAAAGGAAATCCGGGATTGGACTTTTGGTTGATTGTATTCGTCAAACGACGGAAAATATCCCTCCTAGTTTCAGGATTGACGGGATATGTGTAGGCGGGAGCTCTGACACGTGGGTACAGAGGAACAAGTTTGTCTGCAGCCAATCGAATCAACTCAGGGGAAATAACGTCCCTGGTAACATCGATTTTAGCTGTTTGGGAAAGAAGAG